ACGTCTGACGGGTTGCCGTATCGCTGTGCTTTGCTGTGAAATTTGGTGCGTGTCTTGTCGGTCACTCGGACGACAAGAAACTTAGATTTCAGTTTGGTGGTAGCCATGACAAAAATAAATTTTGGTTGCGTTGCACAAAGTATAACATCATCTGCTACACTTGTGTCAACAAATTTGAAAATTTATTTTTGGGGATGAAATGAACTGCAAACACAGATGGGTTGAGAACTACTTCAACAAGTTACCACGCAAGCCCAATCACTACATGTTTTGGTGTACTCGATGCAGTCAAGCGCGGTTTGCTGAATTGCTCACGCAAGAAAAAAGCCCCGACCTTGTGAGTCGGGGCTAACCCAGAGAGGAGAATCCATGAAAAGCATGACAACTGCAATTGTCAGAAGGATTGTATGACAGCAACACCACAAGTACAAGCACATCCCGCATCCATCGATGCGTATATTAGACACGGGTGGTCCCTTGTGCCCATCCCTGCGGGCACCAAGGGGCCGCGCACCCCGGGCTGGAACCTCAAGCCCAACGCCTTGAAGTCGCAGGCTGACCTGCCCATGGGCAACGGCATCGGCTTGGCCCACGCATACAGCGGGACCATGGCGCTTGACATCGATGACTGGGACACCACCGCCATGCTGCTTGGGCTGCAAGGCATCGACATCCAAGCGCTCTACAACGCTAACGATGCGGTCATCATCGACAGCGGGCGTGCGGGTCACGGCAAGCTGCTGTACGCGATGCCCTTGGGGCTGGCCCTGCCATCGAAGAAGATCATCACCAACGGTGAGACAACCTACGAACTGCGCTGTGCCACGGCCAACGGGTTGACGGTGCAGGATGTCTTGCCACCATCCATCCACCCCGACACCAAGCAACCCTATCACTGGGCAGGTAAGGGTCATTGGATGCGCTTGCCCACGGTCCCCCAACCCCTGCTCGACTTGTGGCAGGGCATGATTGACCAAGATAAGGCAAGGACTATCAGCACCGGCGACTCGATAGACGCGTCATGGGATGAGATTCGCAACGCCATCGAGTGCATCAACCCAAGCTGCTCCCGTGAAGAGTGGATCAGCGTGGGCATGGCCCTGCACTGGGCAGGTTCACAAACTGGCCAACTCGATCAGGCGTACCACCTGTGGCAAGAGTGGAGCATGCAGAGCGAGTCGAAGTACCCCGGCGACCGTGAGATCGCGCACCAGTGGTTGTCGTTCAAGACGGACAAGGCCACTGCTGTGAAGTTGGGAACTCTTTTTCACATTGCACGCAAGTCGGGGTGGACACGCCCCCTGCCTGATACCACCGCGCTCTTTGCCGCCGTGCAGACCGCGCCCATCGCACCCAAAGACATCATGGCTGGCCTGCGCCCTGCGCCACCTGACATGGATATTAGTATTTTCCCTAGTATCTTACAAACGCGTGCGAATGAGATCAGCGACAGCGTGGGGTGTGACCCCTTGGTGCCTTTGTTCGCAGGCTTGAGTGCGATCTGTGGGGTCATTGACGCGCAGATGCGCCTTGAGTTGATGCCCGGCTTTAAGGTGCCACCGGTGCTGTGGTTGATGACCTTGGGTGACCCTGCCGACAAGAAATCCCCCGGCTCACGCCCGATGCTGGCACCACTCAAGAACCTTGAGGCAGAAGACCGCCCACGCTACCAAAAGGAACTGCTCGATTGGGAAGGCAAAGAGGCGGCATACGCTGCCGCTAAAAAGACGTTCCTTGAGTGGTCGGCCTCACCTGACGCCATGCTCGGTGGTGACCAAGCGCCAGCGGTGCCGGAGATGCCACCACAGCCTGTGCCTGTGAAGATCACGGTCAGCGACATCACCAGTCAGAAACTTGTGCGCCATGCGTCCGATCGTCCCCGTGGCCTGCTGTGCCACCTTGACGAGATGAACTCATGGGTGCGTAAGCTGACGGACAAGACGAGTGGTGAGGATCGTTCTGCATGGGTGGTCAGCTATGAGTCCGAACGCTATGAGATGGATCGCGTAGGCGCGGGGTCGATCCACTGCGAGAACTTGGCCGTGTCGATCTACGGGAACATCCAACCTGCGATTTTTAGGCAAAGCATCGCCTCTCTCGCAGCGGATGGCCTGTTACAACGGTTTATACCAGCAATTTTGCGCGGTAATAAAACGCGCCTTGGTCACCCCATCCCAGAGTACTTGACAGCCGCCGATGCGTGGGAAAACACGCTTCGATTGACCTTCGCGCTGCCACCACAGACCTACAAGCTGTCCCCCGATGCGTTCACCGTCTACCGTGAGTTCCAAGCATGGTACGAAGGGGCCAAGCAGGATGAGCGCTTGCTGCACTCAGGGGATGTGTTTATGACTGCGTTCGGCAAGCTAGAGGGCACAGCGGGTCGGTTGATCTTGCTGTTCCACGTCATCGAGAACCCGTTCAATCTGGTGGTTGACGTTGATGTGGTTCGCAGGGTCATTCGCTTCGTCAAGGGTTACCTGATCCCTGCGTATCGCTACGCCTTTGGCGAAGTGGGTGGCACGAACACGTTCGATGTCTGGGTCACAGACTACATCATCCACCACTGTGACAAGCAGACGATCACGCTGTCAGAGATCAAGCGCGGTGGTCGCAGACAGTTCGATGGCATCAGCCCATGGCAGCAGGATCAATGGGTGCTTGGGGCCATGCAGATGTTAGAGACTGCGGGGTGGGTGGTGCGAATGGATGACGGCACGCGAGAGAACCAGCACCATGCACAGTGGGCCATCAACCCTGCACTGGCGACAGAGTTTGCCGAGCACCGCAAGCAGGTGATCGCGGCCAAGCAGCGCCAGCTTGATGAGATTTACAAACTCAGCACAAAAGAAAAGCCCCGTGTGTACGGGGCCGATGAGTTAGACGATTGAGGGGCCGTTGGCCCCTTTTTTATGTGTTCTTCTCCTTGAGTTTGGCTTCAAAACCAACGACCGCCAACACAGACAGCTCTTTGAAGTCATCTGCATCCATTGTGATTGACACGCTATGGTCTTTGCCAATGCCAACTGTGCTGGTCATCCAACCTTCACCGCAATACTCTGTCTTCTTGGCGGCTCGTTGAAAACCATTGCGGCGCACCAACTCAAACAGCAACTGCTCGTCTGAGAATGTCTCAATGCTTCGTTCCCATCTAGTATCTTTACTCATTTGTTTCTCCTTGCTCTGATCTTTGCGGCGAAAACTTCACGACCTTTTATGTCACTGTTTTCGCACAGTCTTGCACACGCTTCGTTCTCTTCCCTGACTGCTGCCTCTCGGGACTCGTGCAACTCGCGCATCACCTCAATGACTGCTATCTCATGCTTGAGCATGATGGCTTTAATCATTTCGATGGGCGTCTCAATCATCGCCATCGCCGCCGCTTTGTTCTGGTCGGTTTCGTTTTGGGCTTTGATGATTGCCTCTTGGTGCAGTTTGCTTAGGGGTTTCATGTGTTCTTCTCCGGTATGGGTGTCAGGGGGAAAGGCCAAGTCATTGCATCTTCTCCTGAATCTCTGATGTGTCGATCATCATCATTTGTTGGAAGTACACCACGAAGCTGGCGCGGGTGTCAGCGGGGAAGGGCATAAGGTTCACGCGGGTCATGGCCTCTTGCATGGCCGAGTTCCATCCGCTTACGAATACAAACTTCGCGGCGTCTTGGGGGTTGAGGCCAAGGTCACCATAAAGGCGGTCATAGTGTTCAAGTGCATTCATTTTTCACAGTCCTTTTCAAAGAGGATCGATCGACATGACTCAATCGGTTTGAGTTTGCAGGGGCAAATTGAAACGGGATCGATTGACATGACTCAATCGACTTTTGTTGTCGATGGGCGGCCCCGCTTACCCGCTGGCTTGGGTGGTGTGGGCGCGGGCAAAAGGCCATCGAACACGGCGGGCGAGAACGTCTCAACGATGTTGAGCACATCGAGCAAACGCACCGCCGAGGCATTCGGGGCACGGGTGCCCGCGATCCATTTTTTGAACGTGAACACGGGAACACCCATTAACGCGGCGGCGCGGTTTTCGTCAAGGCTTCGGCGCGTCATAAGGGCGATCAAATCGTTTTTGAATGGGTGCATAGGGTTAGGGCTTTCAAAGGGTTAAAAAAGCCCCTAGGGTCGATCCTAGGGGTGCGGGGTTAAAAAAGCCCCGGCACTGGGTGCCGGGGTGCTGGGGTTAAAAATCTAAAAATGCTGCGATCAAATACGCGATGCAACACCCTACAAAGGCCGCGATCATGCGACGGCCCGGGCTTCGGCCCGGCCCCGTTCGATCAACGCGCGGGCTTCGGTTAAGTCCTTCGGGTTTTCACCCGATAGCATCGCGCGTATACGCTGGGCTTCGGCGCGGGCTTTGTCGGGGTTACTGGCCCGTTCGTATCGGTGCCCGGCTTCGATATAGGCGGATTCGGTGTGAGTCATTCAATTTTTCCTTCGGTTATTTGATCGATTAAATTTAGGGCTTCGGCTGCAGCCCCGGTGCGGTATCGGTCGGGCATTGTTTTGATTTCCTCCAGCGCGGCCACCGCTTGACCTAATGCACGCTGCAGCGCGTCAACGCGTGCGAATAGTTTCGCGGTTTCGGTGTAGCCTTCGGCATAGGCTAGCCGTTCTGCTTCGGCTGCGGTTAATGATTCGAAGTGCATTTTTTATCCCTTCATTATTGGAATGACGCGCCGGGCTTTCGCGTCCGCGACGCGTGCGCGGGACCCGTGAGCACGAAAACCGATAATCACACCGCGATCAGCGCGGGCACATAGTCCGCACGTCTCGCACGTTACATTGTCCCGTGACTGGGCCGGGCAAACGATTATTGTGCGGCCCGCTGGGGTGTAGGTTTTCTCTGGGGTATCGCTGGGCACTATGCAGCACACCGGCCCGGCGTCCGCGTCGCTTAACGCGTCCGCGTCGCCGGCGTCGTCCGCGCTTAAGTTAACTGTAAACCCCCAGCGCGTCGCGTGCGCGGCCCAGTGCAACCCGTCCGCTGATTTTTTGTGGGTGTAGGTAAACCCGCGACGGCCAATATTGGCCCGCACTATTTCCCCCAGTGCGGCCGCGTCGACGGTTTCCCCGGCGCCGGGTAAGTCCCCGGCTACATTGTGTCGCCACAATTGACCCGGGGGTAACGCAGCGATTGACGCGCACAATTGATCAAGCGATCCACCGCGCTGCTCTACCTTATCCCATGACATGCGGGTATAGTAGTCTTCGGCGTAACAGTCGCTGCGATAGTGCGGGCACGATGGCGGGCACGTTTCGCGCTGGGAATAAGTGACGGGTATCGGCCCGGTTTTTGTGTTCGCTGATTTTTTAATGAAGTGATATTTCATAAAAAATCCCCTTCGATGTCGGCTTCGCGGTCGGCGCTGAAATAAAGCCCGCGCATCATTAAATTTTCGGCCCCGTATACTTTCGACGATCCGCAGTGCGGACAATCTGCGCGTTCTAGGTCCGGTTCTACACCGTCGACGAATTCCCCGCACGCGAGACAAAAACCCGTCGCGTTGTCGTTTTCGATTATTTCCAGCAAAACCGCGTCGCTGGGCATATATTGCATGCGGCCGTTTTTGGCCGTGTAGGTTTTTACGTGTTTCATTGTGCACCGCCTTCGATCAATTGTTTTTGCAATAATTCATTCACACCGCGAACGAGTGAGTCGATATCTTTCGCCCAGCGGTTCGCGCCCCCGGTGTAGTCCTGAACGTGCTGGGCCGTGCGATACATAAGCCCCAGCGATCCGCACGGTTCGGTGTTGACGTATACGTGCACCCCGTGCAGCGATATAAACCCGCTGCACCCGCGCTTATCTTGATTCACGCGGATATTTTTCAAAGCCACAACATGATCAGTCGAAAAACGGTTTTTTAGTTTAGTAGCTAATAACATAATCAAGCCCCTTTTTTAGCAGAGACGCGGACCACTGCGAACGGTGCACCCGTGACAGTGTGTGCCTTGATCAGTTGACGCGACGGATTGAACCGCGCAGCGATCGCGGCCCAGTCGATCGAATCACGCCCGGCACAATGCGACACGGCTGCACGGTGCAAAGTGCCTTCGATCATGTCGCGGCCACTATCGGACAATATTGTTTTTAGTTCTTTCTCTTCTGCGGTCAACGCTGCAATTTCAGCCTTGATTAGTGCGAGACGGTCAACGGCTGCGCTTAACAGGGTGCGGTTATCGTTTTTCATGGGTTTAAGTCCTTCAGGGTTACGGGTTACAAAGAGAAAAGAATCACGGTGCTCAAATACAGAGCACACCAAAACACTAACGCGCCCACAATAACCGCGAACCCGCTGGGTTCACGGGTTACGGGTGCGGGTGTGTAGTTCTCGCGGAATTGATCAAAGGGTTTCATAGTTTCCTCTTTACGGTTACGGGTTACATTTACACGGGCTTTTGTGTGCCCGTGTGGAAAGTATAACGCAAAACAAACCCGCTGGGTTTACATGTCAACACATTTATTTTTATCCCAGTGGGTTGTACGATAGTGAAAAGCTATCCCGCTGGGTTTCCATTGTACCCAGTGTGTCCGTGTTTCCTCAAGGGTGTGACAAGTGTGACTGAAACGGGGGGTAAGGGTTTCAGATTTTCGGATTTTTTGTGCTATTTCAAAAAGTCGTAAATTTTGCGTCTCCCGTGCGGAGTCACTTTGTCACACCCGCACCCGCGAAACCCAGTGGCGCGAATTAAACCGGGGTTTTGCACCCGCTGGGTGCGCGAAACCATGGTTTTCGGGTCAATTTAATGCTCTCCACTGGGTTTGTATTTCCCATTGGGTTTGCGCCACTCTGTCACATTGTCACACCCTTGATCCGTTGACCCGCTGGGTCCTGTCACATTGTCACACCCTAGGTTTTGACCCGCTGGGTCGCGGGTTCGCGGTGGCCGTGTGGCGCCGGATTCGCCGGCGATTCTGGGCGCGGGATTCCGGGCGCATGGGGTGGGTGTGGTCCCGCGACCCTCCGGTCCCGGCGACGGCGGGTCCGCGAACAATTTTTTTATTTTTTCAAATTAACCCAATTACCCACTGGGTCAACTAATCACTGCTTCCCATGACACGCAACTTGTGGTAGATTCCGTACCACTATGGAAACAAGGAATCCCTCATCCGTAGGCGCAGTTGTCACACCCGTCAGCAACGACAACCTGGAATTGCCACAATGGCTATCTGTGCCTGACCCCAAGCCGCCAGCACCAAGCAAGGTGATGCGCGACCTTGTCCATTCCCAATACGACAACATCTTCGAGCGTGTGATCGAGCAGATTTACCGTGGACGCTCGTTGGCCTCGTTGCTCCAAGAAGACCCCCGTGAGATCAACTATGAAGATTTCCTGCGGTGGATCAAACGCGACCCCATGCGCCATGAACGGTTCAAAGAAGCGCAGGAGTCGCGCACCGAGTTCATCGCTGGTGAGATTCTTGAGATTGCCGATGCCGAAGACTCCATAGAAGATGTGCAGCGGTCTAGATTAAAGATCGACACTCGTAAGTGGTTGATGGGTGCGTGGAACAGGAAACGCTACGGCGAGACAAAGACACTCGAGATGGCAGGATCGATCAGCATCACCGGTGCGCTGGCTGCGGCCCGTGAGCGCTTGGTCGAGGCAGAGGTTATAGATGTGACACCGAAGGAGATTGAATGATTGTGTTTGTAAACATTGCACTGCTTGCCGTTGGCTTGATCGTGCTCGATTGGCTCCTTGACTGGTGGTTCGACTAAATGCAACGACCCATTTACTCGCCTGAGGAGGAGCAACTGCTGATGACGCAGTTGTGGAGCCCACAGATTGCCGATGATCCTGAGAACTTCGTCATGTTCTGCTTCCCATGGGGGCAGTCCAACACACCCTTGGAGAAGTTCAAAGGACCGCGCCAGTGGCAACGCCGTGCACTGCGCCGCATCGCAGAGTTCATCAAGACCAACAAGGCCAAGCTAAACAACGACGAGTTGATCGATGCGCTACGCAGAGCCGTGTCCTCTGGTCGCGGTGTGGGGAAGTCTGCCCTTGTGTCGTGGCTCGTGCTGTGGATGCTGACCACGCGCATCGGGTCGTCCGTTGTCGTGTCTGCTAACAGCGAGACACAGCTACGCACGGTCACATGGGGTGAACTGACTAAGTGGGCCACCATGTCGTTGAACGCACATTGGTGGGAGCCGTCAGCCACCAAGCTCTCACCCGCTGCGTGGTTGACTGACCTCGTTGAGCGTGACTTGAAGAAGGGCACGCGCTACTGGGGTGCCGAGGGGAAACTGTGGAGCGAAGAGAACCCTGACGCCTACGCCGGTGTGCACAACATGGACGGCATGATGGTGATCTTCGACGAAGCATCGGGTATCCCTGATGGCATCTGGTCGGTGGCTGCGGGCTTCTTTACAGAGAACATCTTGGACCGTTACTGGTTCGCGTTTAGCAACGGTCGTCGCAACACCGGGTACTTCTACGAAGCGGTTGACGGCAACAAGCGTGACTTTTGGGAAAGCGAGAAGATCGACGCACGCACAGTCGAGGGCACCGACAAGTCGATCTATGAACAGATCATCGCCGAGTACGGCGAAGACAGCGACGAAGCCCGCGTCGAGGTGTACGGCGACTTTCCCAAGAGTGGCGAAGACCAGTTCATCATGCCCTCGGTGGTAGACGATGCGATGAAGCGGCCCAAGTACAAAGACATGACCGCACCCGTGGTGCTCGGCGTGGACCCCGCACGCGGCGGCATGGACAGCACCGTCATCGTGGCACGCCAAGGCCGTGACATCCTTGCCATCCGACGGTTCAAGGGCGACGACACCATGACCACCGTGGGGCATGTGATCGACGCCATCGAGGAGTTCAAGCCCGTGATCACCGCCATCGACGAAGGTGGTCTAGGTTACGGCATACTTGACAGATTGACCGAGCAGAGGTACAAAGTGCGCGGGGTGAACTTTGGCTGGAAAGCCAAGAACCCTGTGATGTGGGGCAACAAACGAGCCGAGATGTGGGGTGCGATGCGCGAGTGGTTAAAGACCGCATCGTTACCACAAGACAGACAGTTGAAAGCTGACCTGATCGGACCGATGAAGAAGCCCAACTCCGCAGGCACTTTGTTTTTGGAAGGGAAAAAGGAAATGAAAGCGCGTGGTCTAGCGTCACCCGATGCCGCTGACGCGATTGCAGTCACTTTCGCGTTCCCTGTATCACATCGGGAGTACAATCCCCGAACAACCGAACGGCGCAACGCACAAAACGGCACCGTTTCAACATCATGGATGGGGGCATAGATGGCAACAAAGAAGAGTGTATCTTTGAGCGTTAAACGCGGTGAGAAGTTGCCTGCTTCCAAGGGTGCTGGCCTGACCGAGAAGGGTCGCGCCAAGTACAACCGTGAGACTGGTTCTAATTTGAAAGCCCCCGCCCCCAACCCAAAGACGAAAGCAGACGCAGGTCGTAAAGCCAGCTTCTGCGCCCGCATGGAAGGGGTTGTCAAAAACGCCAAAGGCGACGCAGAACGCGCCAAGGCATCTCTCAAACGATGGAAGTGCTAATCATGGCTACAAAACCCGGACTTTACGCCAACATCCACGCCAAGCGTGAGCGCATCAAAGAAGGCAGCGGCGAGAAGATGAGAAAACCCGGCACCGCTGGTGCACCCACCGCCAAAGCGTTCAAGGAATCTGCAAAAACGGCCAAAAAGCCAACGAAAGGTAAATAAAATGCCACTCGTCAAGTCAGCCAGTAAAAACGCGTTCCGTGCCAACGTAAAAGCCGAAGTCAAGGCCGGAAAACCTGTAAAACAGGCCGTTGCCATCGCGTATTCAGTCAAACGCGTAGCCCAGAAACCAGCCCCAAAAAGTAAAAAATGAGCCTGATTGCAACGCAAAACTGCATCATCATCGAACCCGATGTTGAGAAACACGAATTGTTCATCATCCCACCCGGCGACAAGATGGAAACGGGGATCGTTGTCTCCGTTGGCCCACTTTGCACAGACATCCAAGCTGGCGACCACGTATACTTCGGCGTGGGACAAGAATTTAGGCACGAAGGCAAGGACTACGTTGTCATTCGTGAACCCCACGTCTTAGGAGTTTTAGAACATGGCTGATCCAACAGGAATAGTGGCTGCTGCGGCAGTTGCAGTAGGCGGCTCTGCCAAAGATAAGAGCAGCGCCGATGTGCTGGCCACCGCCCGCACCCGCCTTGACATGGCCATCTCGGCGTTGTCCGAGTCCCGTGAAGACGAACTTGACGACTTGCGCTTTTATGCCGCGTCACCGGACAACCAATGGCAGTGGCCCGCCGATGTGTTGGCCACCCGTGGTGCCGTGCAGGGTCAAACGATCAACGCACGCCCCTGTTTGACCATCAACAAGCTGCCACAGCACGTCCATCAGGTCACCAACGAGCAACGCCAAAACCGCCCACAGCCCAAAGTCATCCCTGCTGACGATGCAGCCGACGAAGAAGTGGCAGAGGTCTACAACGGTGTGATTCGCCACATCGAATACATCTCCGATGCTGACGTGGCCTACGACACAGCGTGCGAAAATCAAGTGGCCTATGGTGAAGGCTACGTGCGGATTCTGACCGAATACTGCGACGAAAAGTCGTTCGACCAAGACATCAAGATTGGTCGCATTCGCAACAGCTTCAGCGTCTACATGGACCCGCTGATTCAAGACCCCTGCGGTGCAGACGCCGAGTGGTGCTTCATCACCGAAGACATTCCTCTCAAAGAATACCAGCGTCTGTACCCCAAAGCTGCACCCATCACCACCTTGCAGACCTTGGGTGTTGGCGATCAAGAGATTTCACAGTGGCTCAACGAGAACACTGTTCGCATCGCTGAATACTTCTACAAAGAGTACACCAACGAGACATTGAACCTGTACCCCGGCAACGTGACTGCGTTTGAAGGCACGCCCGAGGACAAGATGCTGAAAATGCAGTTCGGTGCGCCCATCAGAAGCCGTAAATCAGAGCGTTGCAAGGTCAAATGGCTCAAGATCAACGGCTACGAAATCCTTGAGCAATCCGACTGGGCGGGTATGCACATCCCCGTGATTCGTTGCGTTGGTAACGAGTTTGAGGTCGATGGTCGCTTGTATGTGTCCGGATTGGTGCGAAACGCCAAGGACGCACAGCGCATGTACAACTACTGGGTGTCCCAAGAAGCCGAAATGTTGGCTTTGGCACCCAAGGCACCTTTCATTGGGTACGGTGGCCAGTTTGAAGGCTACGAGATGCAATGGAAGACCGCCAACACGACCAACTGGCCGTATTTGGAGGTCAACCCAGACGTTACAGACGGTCAAGGTGCCGTTCTGCCGCTGCCACAACGCGCACAGCCGCCCATGGCGTCATCGGGTCTGTTGCAAGCCAAAGCTGGCGCATCCGACGACATCAAATCATCGACCGGTCAGTACAACGCAGCGTTGGGCATGACATCAAACGAGCGCTCCGGCAAGGCTATCTTGGCCCGCCAGCGTGAGTCCGACATCGGCACCTACCACTACGTTGACAACTACGCCCGCATGATCCGCTACATCGGTCGTCAACTGGTTGACCTGATCCCCAAAATCTACGACACACAGCGTGTGGCCCGCATCATTGGTGAAGATGGTGAGTCCACCACCGCTAAGATGAACCCACAACAGCCCGAGGCGGTCAAGAAGATCGTCAACGAGCAAGGCATCGTGATTGACAAGATTTACAACCCCGCAGTCGGCAAATATGATGTGCAGGTCATCACCGGTCCCGGCTACGCCACCAAGCGCCAAGAAGCCTTGGAAGCCATGGCCCAGTTGCTGCAAGGTAACCCACAGTTGTGGTCTGTTGCAGGCGACCTGTTTGTCAAGAACATGGACTGGCCCGGCGCACAAGAGATGGCCAAGCGGTTTGCCAAGACCATCGACCCCAAAATTATTGGCGACGATGAAGACAATCCAGCGTTGGCTGCTGCCAAACAGCAAATGGAAGCCATGGCTCACGAACTTGAGCAAATGCACGGCATGTTGCAAAACGTTCAGCAATCGTTTGAAGCCCGCGACATCGAGGTCAAGGAATACAAGGCTCAAGTGGACGCCTACAATGCCGAAACGAACCGCCTCAAGGCTGTTCAAGCAGGCATGTCACCCGAGCAGATTCAAGACATTGTCATGGGCACGCTTCACGCAGCCATGGACACCGGCGACATTGTTGCAGGTGCACCCATGATGCGCGAGAATGCGGAAATGCCTGAAATGGGCGAAATGCAACCCGAACAACCCATGGGAGGTATGCCTCAATGAGCAAAGCAGCAGATTTTGTAGGATTACTGTTTCTCGCCCGCGACGTGGCGCATTCGGTGCATTTGAACACCCGCAGTTTTTCCAAACACATGGCGCTTAATGCGTTTTATGACGGCATCATTGATCACGCTGACGCGTTTGCTGAAGCCTACCAAGGCCGTCACGGTCTAATTGGCCCCATCAGCTTGATGTCTGCCAAGAAAACTGGCAATATCACGGAATTCTTGGAAGATTCGTTGGCCGACATCGAGAAAATGCGGTATGAGGTGTGCGACAAGTCGGACTCATCATTGCAGCAGTTGATCGACAACATCGTTGAACTGTATCTGACCACGTTGTACAAACTCAAATTCTTAGCATAAGGAACCATCATGGCATATTACAAACAAGGTAATGCTGACTCGCAAATCAAAGTCGGCTTCGGCAAAATCTACGGTGTGTTTGTTTCAAGCACATCAAGCGGCACATTTGCGTTGTATGACACCGCAACCAGCAGCACCAGCGATCCAAAAATTGTGAATACTGTCACCGTGGCTGCGGGCACTCAATATGTCAGCTTTCCCGTTGGCGTGAGTTTCAACAAAGGTCTATACATCGACATTGCCAACACGATTGAGTACACTGTCGTTTACGAATAACCCCAAACCCGTACTGATGCGGCTCATCAGGGAATCTAAGGATTCGAGCAAATGGATGAAGAAGTCCAAAACTTAGCGGAAGTAGTACCCGCGCCAGCAACGGAAGTGACGGCCACTCCTGAAGCTGAAGTAAATGCGCCGGAAGTCACTGCTAATGGTGAGCAAACAGATCAACCCGCGTCAAAGGTATTCACGCAGGAAGAACTTGATGCAGCTATTGGTAAACGGCTTGCGAGAGAGCAACGTAAATGGGAGCGAGAGCAACAAGCGCGTTTGAAAGAACAGCAACTGTTGCAAGCAGTCCCTCAAGGTGCACCAACGCGTGATCAGTACGACTCTGATGAAGCCTATGCGGAAGCATTGGCCACAGTCAAAGCCGAACAACTGGTTCATCAGCGTAAGCAACAAGAGGAACAGCGAAAAATTCTTGCTGCGTATGAGGAAAGTGAAGAAAAGGCCCGGGACAAATACGATGACTTCGACCAAGTCACCCGTAACCCAAACCTGCCGATCACTCAAGTCATGCTCGAAGCGATCCAGTCTTCGGACATTGGACCCGATGTAGCCTACTACCTTGGAACCAATCCCAAAGAGGCCGACCGTATCGCCAGTTTGTCGCCCTATCTGCAAGCAAAAGAAATTGGGAAGATCGAAGTGAAAATCGCTTCTAATCCTCCTGTGAAAAAAACTTCATCTGCGCCAGCACCAATTAACCCGGTGACTGCCCGTGGTGCAACACCTGCTGTGTATGACACGACTGACCCTCGCTCGTCGAAGGCCATGACTGACTCAGAGTGGATTGCAGCCGAACGGCAGCGCCAAATTAAGAAGTACCAAGCACAGATGACCCGCTAATTTTATAAAGGACCAAAATGTCTAATAGCATCTTAACCATTGACATGATCACCCGTAAGGCTCTCGAAATCCTTGAGAACAATCTGGTGATTACCCGTAACGTGAACCGTCAGTACGACGACAGCTTCGCTGTTGAAGGCGCAAAAATCGGTTCTACATTGCGTATCCGTTTGCCCGACCGCGCTCTGGTAACTGACGGTGCCGCCTTGCAAGTTCAAGACGACAACGAACAGTTCACCACTTTGACTGTTTCCAGCCAAAAGCACATCGGTGTGAACTTCACATCTGCTGAATTGACCATGCAATTGGACGACTTCGCAGAGCGTGTGTTGAAGCCTCGTATCAGCCAATTGGCATCTAGCGTTGACGCTGACGTTGCCAACGCTTATAAGTACATCGGTAACTCCGTTGGTACTCCCGGCACTACTCCTGCAACTTCTTTGGTCTTGTTGCAAGCCCAACAAAAGTTGAACGAAAACGCTGCTGTGATGTCTCCACGTTACGCTACTGTGAACCCTGCCGCCAACGCTGGCTTGGTTGAAGGTTTGAAAGGTCTGTTCAACCCAACAGACGTGATCAGCCGTCAATTCAAGAACGGTATGATGGGTGAAAACGTGTTGGGCTTCGAGGAAGTCAACATGTCTCAATCTATCAAGCAGTTCACAACTGGTTCACGTACAGCCACCGGCGGTACAACTTCTGCTGCTGTGACTACCGAAGGTGCAACCACCATCGCTATCACCGGCGCAGGCGCTAACGCCACCATCAAAACTGGTGACGTGTTCACCGTTGCTGACTGCTACGCTGTCAACCCACAAACTCGCGAATCAACCGGTTCGTTGTTCCAGTTCGTCGCTGCTGCTGACGTGACTTTGAACGGCTCTGGCGCTGGTAACGTGACCGTTGCTGCAATGTACTCAGCATCTAACGCTCTGGCTACTGTGGACGTGTTGCCACAAACCAGCAAAGCCGTTGTGTTCGTTGGTACCGCTTCAACTCAGTACCCACAAAACTTGGTGTACCACAAAGACGCCATCACTTTCGCAACTGCTGACTTGTTGTTGCCACAAGGTGTGGACATGGCTGCCCGTGCTGTGCACAATGGCATCAGCTTGCGCGTTGTTCGTCAATACGACATCAACAACGACCGCTTGCCTTGCCGCGTGGACGTGTTGTACGGTTACAGCACTATCCGTCCTCAAATGGGCGTGCGCCTCTGGGGCTAAACCGAAATGGAGGCTTCGGCCTCCTTTCTTGTCAAATCTTTTTAAAGGAAATTTATCATGGCATTACCAAACGGCGCAGGCGGTTACCAAGTTGGTGACGGCAATACAAACGAAGTTAGCATGGGCGTTCAAGCTGCTCCTCCGACAGCTACAGCTACAGCTACTTTGACTACAGCTCAAATCACTGGCGGCATTTTGTTGGGTTCCCCCGGCTCATCCGCTGCTGCTTACACTCTGCCTACAGGCACTAGCCTCGATACAGCAGTGCCTAGCGCAAAAGTGAATAGCTCATTCGACTTCAGCGTGATCAACGTTGACGGTTCTTCTTCTGGCGTCATCACAATGACTGCTGGTACAGGTTGGACTATTGTAGGCTTGGCTACTATCGCTGCTACTGCAGGCACTGCAGGTAAGTTCCGTTGCCGTCGTACTGGCGAAGGCACTTGGACTTTGTACCGCTTGGCTTAATAAAAGCGAACCTAAAGGGGGCCTTCGGGTCCCCTTTTTTAAGGAATAAATATGGCAGTTATTTACATGACTCACCCCATCCATGGCGCAAAAGTTGCCACCATGGAAATGGAAGCAGTTGCTGATGAAGAAAACGGTTGGGTGCGATATACTCCAGAAACGCCTTCTATTCAGGAAGAAGCGGCTCCGAAACAGGAAGTTAAAAAACGTGGTCGCAAGGCCGCTGAAGCAGAACAACCCGCAGCCGAAGAAGTGCCTGAATTTTTAGCACCGCAGGCTGATCAAGGAGAGTAATATGGCAACGTATACCGCAGGCGATCAGATCAACAGAGCGTTGCGATTGCTAGGTGTGCTTGCTGAAGGTGAGACACCCACGGCCCAGATGTCGGAAGACGCGCTGATGGCTCTCAACCAAATGATTGACTCTTGGAACACCGAACGACTTTCGGTGTTTTCCACGATTGACCAAATCGTTGAATGGCCAGTCGGCTCAATCAACGAAACTCTTGGCCCCACCGGTTCATTGGTGCGAACAAACGGCACCGCCGTGCGCCCAATTCTGGTTGATGACGCCACGTATTTCAAAGACCCGAGCACAGGTGTGTCTTATGGGATCAAGCTGATCAATCAGCAACAGTACGACGGGATTGCCGTCAAAACTGTGACCTCGACTTATCCGCAGGTATTGTTTGTCAACAACACCTTCCCCGATATTGACATGTTCATCTACCCGCGCCCAACGCGGTTGCTGGAATGGCATTTCATCAGCGTTGAAGAGTTGACACAACCTGCTGCGCTTACAACCGAGTTGCACTTCCCACCCGGGTACATGCGTGCCTTTGCGTACAACCTCGCAATGGAAATTGCACCCGAGTTTGGTGTTGAACCCTCACCCCAAGTGCAACGCATCGCAATGACATCCAAGCGCGATCTCAAACGCATCAACAACCCTGATGATGTGATGTCAATGCCTTACGCCATTGTGGCCACACGTCAACGTTACAACATCTACGCTGGTAACTACTGATGAAAAGTCCGATCCTTGGTGCAAGCTATGTGGCCCGCAGCGTCAATGCTGCGGACAACCGCATGGTGAACCTTTTCCCCGAGTTGGTCCCCGAAGGTGGCAAAGAACCTGCGTTCTTGAGCCGCTGCCCGGGGCTGCGCCGCAAGGCGACGGTTGGCACAGGTCCGATTCGTGGATTGTGGCAAACCAAAGGAGTCATGTATGCGGTGTCAGGCGACACCTTTTACAAGGTCGAGACATACGGTAGAACACGCCTCAAAGGCACAGCAATCGGCACGGTGACAGGTACTGGGCCTGTGTCCATGTCTGACAACGGCACGCAGATTTTTATCGCCTGCAATCCTGATGGATTCATTTACAACATCGTCACCGAAGTCTTTGCCCAGATCACAGACCCCGATTTCCCCGGCGCTGTAACCGTGGGCTATTTGGACGGCTACTTTGTGTTCAACGAACCCGACAGTTCCCGCGTGTGGGTGACTGCATTGCTCGATGGTCTATCGGTTGACCCGTTGGACTTTGCAAGCGCCGAGGGCGATCCTGATGGTTTGGTGTCTTTGATTGTTGACCACCGTGAAGCGTGGCTCTTTGGCACCAACTCAATCGAGGTTTGGTATGACGCAGGGCTGCCAGACTTCCCCCTACAGCGCATCCAAGGCGCTTTTAACGAGATTGGTTGTGCTGCCGCATATTCGGTGGCCAAACTCGACAATGGTGTGTTTTGGCTAGGTGCTGATGCCCGTGGTCGTGGTATTGTCTATCGTGCCAATGGGTATACAGGTCAGCGCATCTCAACGCACGCTGTTGAATGGCAAATTCAGCAGTATTCCGATATTTCGGACGCAATTGCCTACACCTACCAACAAGACGGTCACGCGTTCTACGTGCTCATTTTCCCATCGGCGCAGACCACATGGGTCTACGATGTGGCTACGCAGTCATGGCATGAGCGTGCCGGTTGGTCCAATGGTGACTTTGTTCGCCATCGCTCAAACTGTCAGGTGTCTTACAACAACGAGATCATCGTAGGTGACTACGAGAACGGCAATTTGTACGCCTACGATCTTGAGGATTACACCGACAACGGCGACATCCAAAAATGGTTGCGTTCATGGCGTGCTTTGGGCACCGGTCAAAACAACCTCAAGCGTAGCGCACAACACACCTTGCAGATCGATTGTGAGTCAGGTGTGGGCACGAACACGGGTCAGGGTAGCGATCCGCAAATGATGCTACGTTGGTCTGACGATGGTGGCCACACATGGTCAAACGAGCGTTGGGTGTCAATGGGTAAGATTGGTGAATACTACACCCGAGCAATCTTCCGTCGCCTTGGTATGACGCTAAAACTGCGTGACCGTGTCTATGAAATATCAGGCACCGATCCAGTCAAAGTCGCTATCATGGGGGCCGAACTTTATGTGACGCCTACCAATGCCTGAACAACAAAACATAACCAATATTCCGTCCAACCGGGTTGATTTCATCGACCCGCGCACGGGTTTGGTTTCGCGTGAATGGTATCGGTTTTTCTTAAATCTGTTTAACTTAGCAGGTGGCGGCGGCAACCAAACATCTTTAGACGATTTGCAAGTCGGTCCACCCCCTCAACCGGTTTCTGATAGCGGTGGTGGCGGTGGTTCTGGAACTGTGACATCTGTAGATGTGTCTGGTGGCACAACTGGTTTGACCACCAGCGGTGGTCCTATTACCTCGAGTGGCACGATCACATTGGCAGGCACATTAAATGTCGCTAACGGTGGTACAGGTGCTACTACGGAAGCAGGCGCTCCATTTGCGCTTAAAGGTGCAAACGCTGACATCACCAGCATGACAGGTGTGACAGGTGGCATTTCGTCACCTGATTATGTGCAGTTCGACACAACCTATGCCACAACCTTGGGTGTTGGTCAACTTGGATGGGATGGCAACGACACCCTCGGTCTGGGCATGATCGGTGGCAACGTCATCCAACACATCGGTGAAGACCAATTCTTCTACTGCAAAGCATCGTCGGCCATCACCAAAGGTCAAGTGGTCATGTTCACCGGTGCCGTGGGTGCTAGTGGTGTGCCCACAGGCGCACCTGCTACGGGTATCACCGACGGCACATACATCATGGGTGTTGCCGCAGAAACGATTGCGCTAAATGGTTTTGGTTTGATTCAGACTTTTGGCACGCTGCGTAACGTCAACACATCGGGATATGCCGATGGTGACATCCTTTGGTACAACCCTGCTGTTACAGGTGGGTTGACAAGCACTAAGCCCTCGGCACCCAATGTCAAAGTACAAATGGCCGCTGTGATCAATGGTGGCTCTGCTGGCGGCGGCACGATTTTGATCCGCATCGACCCCGGCTCAACGCTTGGCGGCACCGACTCCAACGCGCAGATTGGTACTCCGAGTAATGGCCAAATCATTACGTATGACGGCGCTGCGACTTACTGGAAAAACACCACGCTGACCGCAGGCACGGGCATCTCGGTGACGGCTGCTTCTGACGGTACGTTGACAGTCGCCAACACTAGCCCGTCATCGGGCGGCACCGTCACTTCGGTGGCCATGACTGTCCCGACCGGTCTGTCGATCAGCGGCAGCCCAATCACTACTTCGGGTACGCTGGCGGTGACATACACAGCAGGCTACTCGATCCCTACCACCGCAAGTCAAACAAATTGGGATACCGCGTATTCCGAACGTTTGCAATGGGACGGTGGTTCGACGAATCTGGTTGCCGCAACTGGCCGCACATCCCTCGGGGGCACCACGGTTGGCCAGAACATGTTCACGCTCACCAATCCGAGTGCGATCACGTTCCCACGGTTTAACGCTGACAACACCGTTTCCGCGCTGACAGCCTCGGCGTTTCGCACAGCCATCGGCGCGGGCACAGGGGATGGCACGGTCACCAGCGTCACGGGTACGTCACCTGTGGCCTCAAGTGGGGGCACAACGCCTGCAATCAGCCTTTCCAGCGGCTACGGTGACACACAGAACCCCTACGCCAGCAAGACAGCAAATTATTTCTTGGCCGCGCCCAACGGCTCGGCAGGTGCGCCCACGTTCCGCGCTATCGTGGCCGCAGACATCCCCACCTTGAACCAGAACACTACGGGCACCGCATCCAATGTCACGGGCACCGTGGCCATCGCCAACGGCGGCACGGGTCAAACCACCAAAACCGAGGGGTTCGACGCACTGTCGCCCACCACGACAAAGGGTGACTTGATTGTTAGCAACGGGACAGACAACGTCCGTCTTGGTGTGGGCGCGGACACCTACGTGCTCACCGCTGACTCAACCGCGTCAAGCGGTGTCAAGTGGGCAGCGGCTGCGGGTGGTGGTAGTAACATCACAGCCCAAGGAATGTGGGAGAATGCGCTCACAATCTCGTCAAACTACACCATCACGTCAGGTAACAGCGCAATGTCTGCTGGTCCCATCACGATTGCCTCTGGTGTGACCGTGACCATTCCGTCTGGCTCACGTTGGGTTGTTGTTTAAGGAAAGCCAATGACAGTCACCGCACGCAACCTTGTCCCTGCCAAACTCGTCGAGAACACTCAGACGACGCAGTACACCGTGAGCAGCAACATCACTGCTACCATCATCGACAAGTTCACTGCGACCAACATCAGCGGCTCCACGGCCACCATCAGCGTCAACATCGTCACTGGGTCGGACACCGCAGGCAACCAAAACCTGATCACCAAGCAGCGCACGCTCACAGCGTCCGAGGTCTACACTTTCCCAGAACTTGTCGGTCAAATCTTGACAAACGGCTCGTTTATCTCCACCCTTGCCAGTGCGCCCAACGCCATCAACATGCGCGTCAGCGGAAGGGAGATTTCGTGAATCAAGTTGCCGAAGTACCACTTGTTGAAAAACTGCAAGAGGAAATATCTAAATTTCCTCAATACGAGCCGCCAACGGAACACATATTCCACGGTGGTATGTACTGCCGACAAGTTTGGCGTCCCGCAGGCTGTGTCATTGTGGGAAAAGTTCACAAAAAGGAACATTTCTACATGGTTGTTTCTGGCACCGTCAGCGTAACGACTGATGACGGCGTTCAAACTTTAACTGCTCCTGCTTTGCTATGTAGCAAACCGGGTACCAAACGAGCCGTATTTGCCGAAACGGATGCGATATGTATGACCATTCATCGTGTTGATTCAAATACGGTGGAAGATGTAGAATCAGAATTAGTCGAAGATGACTTAAACTCGATGTTTGCTGTTGGAAACAAAGTAAAACATCAGGAAATTGAGGTAACACCATGTCCTTTGTAACAGCAGCGATGATTGTAGGTGGTGCCACATTGGCATCATCTTATATGGGTTCGCGTGCAGCAGGAAAAGCCGCAGATGTACAAGCCGGGGCATCTGATCGCGCCGCTGACCTTCAGTATCAGCAATTTAGAGAAGCTGCCGCCCTGCAAGAGCCTTGGCGTCAAGCTGGTCAACGCGCGTTGACTAAACTTGAGGGTGCTGTTGACTACACACCGTTCAATTACAACGCATTTACTGCTGATCCCGGCTACGCGTTTCGTTTGTCGGAAGGTCAAAAAGCACTTGAGCGTAGCGCCGCTGCCCGTGGTGGCTTGATGTCTGGTGCGACAGGTAAAGCGCTGACCCGGTATGGTCAAGAAATGGGTTCGCAGGAATATACAAACGCATTCAATCGCTATCAAACCGAACGTGCTGCCAAGTTGCAACCATTGCAGTCTCTTGCTGGTGTGGGTCAAACGACCGCGCAACAAATTGGTCAAGCTGGTCAGAACATGGCTAGTAATGTAGGCGAGGCGTTAATGAGTGGTGCAAATGCCCGGGCGTCAGGATACGTTGGTGGCGCAAACGCGTTAAACCAAGGCTTGAACACATACCTTAATTACACGCAGGGTCAGAACATGTTGAACATGTTGAACCAAGGTAATGTGATGGCCGGTTTACAAACACCTGCAGGTATTGCAAGTTATTTCGGGGGTTAATAAAACATGCCAATCAATCCCAATATTGCACTTGCTGTAAAACCTATTGAGGTCGCAAACCCATTAAACGCATATGCCCAGATGCAGCAAATTCGTGGTGCGCAACAACAAAACGCTCTTGCTCAAATGCAGATGCAAGAATACGAGCGTGCACGCGGCGAAGAAGAACGACTTCGCAACTACCTTGCAGACAAACCTGATTTAACAAGCGCCGAAAATCAAGCGTCATTGCTGACCCAGTTTGGTAAAACGGGTCGTGAAACTTTGAAAAGTTTGGGCGAGTTTCAAAAAGCGCAAACCGATGAAGCTGCACGCAAAGCAAAGTTGCTAGAAGATGAACTAAAACGATCCAAAACGTATTTGGAAGGTGTTTCCACACCCGAGCAATTTATCGAATGGCACATGGCAAATCACGCCAATCCCATACTTGGTAAAGAATTGGCGTCACGGGGAATCACTCCCGAAAGCTCAAGGGCGCGTATTGAGCAAGCTATGCGAACCCCCGGCGGCTTTGAAAAATTGCTACAAGAATCCAAACTGGGTGTCGAGAAATATACCGAACGTACCACATTAACCGAAGCAGATCGCCAACGCATCAAGCAAGAAGGTCAACGTATTGGTCTGGAAGGCCGTCGTGTGGCTGTGATGGAAGATGAAAACCGTCGCGCCAAAGACCCAGTATTCCAGCAAAAAATGGCTGCTGCTAAAGCAACAGGTGAAGCGATTGCTAAGAACGAAGTTGCCGCCAAACAGGCATTGCCCGGTGTGATTGCGAATGCTCAAGAGGCTGTAAACCTTGTTGATCAATTGGTCGGCAAACAAGAGGTGCGTGACAAGTCTGGCAAAGTGCTTCAAGCTGCTACAGCGCCTCACGCTGGTTTTGAAAATGCTGTGGGTACAACTTGGAAACCCGGTTTTCGATTCATCCCCGGTACAGACGCAGCCGACTTTCAAGCATTGTTTGAACAGGTTAAAGGTTCTGCATTTTTGGAGGCATTCAACACGCTTAAGGGTGCTGGCGCGATTACTGAAAAAGAAGGCGAAAAAGCAACCGCTGCCCGCACTCGCATGTCTACTGCACAAAGCGAAGCCGAGTTTGTCAAAGCTGCCCGCGAGTATCAAGATGTGATTCGCAAAGGTGTGGAAGTCATGCAGAAGAAGGCTAGTGGTGGCGCGGCTCCCGCGATGCCTGCTGGCGCAGGTGGTGCTGTGGATATGAACAATCCGTTGCTCGGTGGCCCACGATAAGGAAACATCATGGCAGACTTAGCCGCGATCCTCACTGACCCCAACTTCGTCAATGCTAATCCTGCGACGAAGCAGGCCATCTTTCAAAAATGGGCACCCCAAGACCCCAACTTTGCAAATGCCAATCCTGCAACTCAGCAGGCCATCATGCAAAAGTTTGGGGTGATGCCTGTGCAAACTCAACCCGAGTTGCCAGAGTCTCTGCGTCCATCGCTTCCACAACCCGCTGCGGCTGCGCCATCTGAGGTGCCCGGCACCCGTAAGCCACCAAGCACCGCGCAGCGCGTGTATGAGGCTGCACGCCCTTATGTTGCCCCTACTGTTGAGGCACTTGGTGCTGTTGGTGGCGGTCTACTTGGTGCAACCGCTGGCACATTCGGCGCTGGTCCCGTGGGCACCGCCGTTGGTGGTGTCGCTGGTGCTGGTTTGGGCTACGGCATCGCCAAAGAAGCCCTTGAAGCTGCTGATGTGGCGATGGGTGTGAAAGCACCCCGCCAAGGCGCAGCACAGGTTACAGAACCCGTCCGTAACATCCTCGAAGGGGCAACCTTTGAGGCTGGTGGCCGTGTGGCCGGTCCCTTGATTGCCAAGGGTGTGGGCGCACTTGCTGACCTTAAAAACATCCCCAAGAACAAAGCCGCTGAGATTGCACGCAACGCGCTTGGCCCAGACCTGCCCGAAGTGCTCAACGCACTCAAGGCATCGCAGGGTAAAGGTGTCAGCGCCGCGCAAGCCACCGCAGACATCAACAGCCCCACATGGCAGGCGTTGCTTGATCGTGTGTCTAAACGCGATCCACGCTTCATGGCTGCTTTGGAAAAGTCCCAAGGTGAAGTGTCGCTGAACGCTCTGGCCAAGTTGGCCGGTGGCACCACGGCTGCCGAGACTCGCGCCACTGTTGAGAACGCCAAGAACGCGCTCAACGCAATGACTGAACCTCAGCGTCAGGCTGCCCTTAATCGTACCAATCTGGGCAAGTCTGTGGCCGAATACGAGGCTCAAGCTGCCAAGTTGGGAGTGGAAGCCGCAGCCGAAGTGCAAAAGGTCCGTGACCTCATCAGCGCCGGTAAAGCTGCCGAGGCATGGGCACGTCTTGATCTGATCAAGCGCAACCTGCCAGTCGGGGCCACCAAGTACACCTATTTTGGCGAACTCGGCAAACAGGCTGACGAGTGGGCATCCCGAGCCGCTGACGCATCCCTCGATCTGGGCCAAGGCGCACGCTTTGCCCAAGGCGCTGCTGACGCCCTGCGCTCTGTAGGCATCAAACCCCTCGAAGGTGGCTCGTTGGTCAACAGCGTCAAGGCTATTGGTAATAACCCTGAGTTCGCTGGCAACGATGTGCTGCAAGGTGCGATCAAGAACGTCGCTGACGACATCGCCAAGTGGACCGACAGCGGCGGCGTCATTGACGCCAAGGCACTTGACGCCATTCGCAAGAACTCGGTCAATGCCGCGATCCAACAGCTTCGCCCCGGCATGGATGCCACCGCACAACGCAATCTGGCCGCAGGTGTGCTCAACGACATCAAGCCTGTGCTGATTGACGCGGTTGAGGCTGCCGGTGGTACTGGGTACCGTCAATACTTGGCAGACTATGCCAAGGGTATGCAGAAGATTGCTGAACGCAAACTGACAGGCGAAGCGTTAAAAATGTGGAAGACCAACAAGGACGAGTTTGTGCGTTTGGTCAACAACGAAGCACCTGAAACAGTTGAAAAGTTTCTCGGTAAAGGCAACTACAACATCGCAACCGAGTTGGCCGACAACACCATGTCAACGCTCAAGAGTGAGGCTGAAAAGGTTGTGCGTGAAGCCAACATCAAATCGCAAGTCTCAGGCGGTCAAGAGGCACTCAAGCAGTTGCTGATTGAGAACATGTCCAAGCTGCGCGTGCCCTCGTATCTGAGCGCCGTGGCTGCGACAACCAACAAAGCCTTGAACATCTTGGAAAACAAGATCGGCAAGAAGACCATGCAGATGTTGACCGAAGCCTCACAGACCCCCGAGGGTGCTGCCGCGCTGCTAGAAACGCTGCCCGCGACTGAGCGTAGCCGTGTGCTGCAGTTGATTTCTGACCCTAGTATCCTTACCCAAGGTTCCAAGATGTATGCCCCTCCCGGTATGATCACCAAAGGTGAACTTGCCAAACAAGCAGCGGAAGCAATTCGCACCGGTTCGGTCACCGCAGGGGTCAACGCTTTGGCACCTGACCGATACAATACAAACGCCCTTGCACAACAGCCTGTTAGGGTCATAGAATAACGTGGCCAATAAGGAATAAAGATGGCATCACTTTCACCCACACCAAAGCTACAGTTCTTCGGAACCGATGGGTCGCCTCTCGTCGGTGGCAAGCTGTACACGTATGCCGCTGGCACTACGACTCCTTTGGCCACCTACACCGACAACACCGAGAATACCGAGAACACCAACCCGGTAATTCTGGATTCCAACGGTGAAGCGAACGTGTGGTTGCCAAGCACCACATCGTACAAATACGTGCTCAAGACTGCTGAAGATGTCACCCTGTACACGGTTGACTACATCTCGGTGCCCTTGACCTCGAACTCATTTGCATCACCCCCACCCATCGGCAGCGATGTGCCTAACTCTGCCACGTTTACGACTCTGAACGTCACTGGCGCTGCAATATTTGAAAGCACTGCTAACTTTACAGACCCTGTGGAGTTTGACTCGACGGTTGATTTCACTGGAACTGGCGCTATCAAGCTCAACGTAGGCACGACAGCGCAGCGCCCAGCGTCACCTGTTGACGGTGACATTCGCTACAACACCGACACGCTCAAGTACGAGGGCTACAGCAACGGCTCATGGGGTCAGTTGGGCGGCGGCGCTACTGGTGGTGGTACTGACCAAATCTTTAATTTGAACGGTCAAACTGTCAACACTGACTACACTATCCCAACAGGCTTTAACGCTAGCACCGTTGGTCCTCTTACCATTGCCACTGGCATCACGGTTACTGTTCCTGCGAGCAGCAACTGGGTTATCCTCTAAGGAGTAAATATGAGTTCTGTTGTTCTTACTGGCGACACATCTGGCTCAGGAACTATCACAGTTCCAGCTGTCGCTGGCACTTTTACCGCAACAATTGGGTCTGCCACAGGCACTCACTATCCGTTTACCGCTGGAACTGCTGTTGCATCCACTAGCGGAACATCAATTGATTTCACCTCAATTCCGTCTTGGGTTAAACGCATTACTGTTATGTTTAGCGGGGTTAGTACGAACGGGACAAGCAATCCGCTTATGCAAATTGGCGCTGGAAGTGTTTTGACATCTGGCTATCTCGGCAGCGCACAAACAATTAGCACAACTGGAATTGCAACTACAGGATGGGCTTTAAGCGCATCTACTGCGGCAACATCTATATTTAACGGGTCTGCCGTTATAACTAATATGGGAAGTAATGTTTGGTCTATGTTTGGGGTCATAGGTTATTCAAACGCCGCAGGTGTTGCTATGTTTGGCGGCTCAGTTTCTCTTGGCGGCATTCTAGACCGCGTTCGTATCACCACCGTCAACGGCACAGACACATTTGACGCTGGCTCTATTAACATCTTGTACGAATAATCAATAAAGGACTTCAAAATGACTACACCTACACGCATCATCGTAGACTTGGCAACAGGTCAATCCACAGAAGTTGAACTCCAAGGCGCTGAGTTGGAAGCATACAACGCTTCTCTTGCTCAACAAGCCGCTGAAG